TGGTCACGAAGTCAGGGACGACGCTCACCTACCCCACTGACGGCTATCTCTCAATCGCCATTGAAGAGAACCTGACCACCATCGGGGGATCGCAGCTCGTCAGCCTGGCCGAACTCAAAGACCACATGAACATCCCAGCGACTGATCGCACACGGGATCACAAACTTCTGCGCATGGCGAATGATGTCATCCCAGTGGTTGAGCACATCACCGGCCCGATTATTCAGCGAGTGGTTGAGGAATGGCACGATGGCGGTCAGGCCTCGATTACCTTGCGCCAGCGCCCAGTGGTCAATGTCTTGGCGATCTCCGAGTATCGAGGCCCCGTCGAGTGGACCTTGGCGCTCGTCAACGATCCAAACGCCGGCACTATGTATTCAGCCAAGTTCGAGGCACCTTCTCGCATCGTACGACGTGGTCCTGGTGGATCAACCTTCGCCTTCGCTCCTGGCCTTGAATCCATTCACGTCACCTACGTCTCTGGCCGAGCCTCGGTTCCTGACAACGTGCGAGCGGCCACGCTTGAGTTGATCCGTATCAACTTCGAGCAAACGCAGGCTCGACCCTTGCTTCGATCATGGCCGGCTGATGGATCAATCGATGACAACGAACCAGGCACGCCCCTCATGGGCTTCTTCGTGCCAAACCGAGTTCGTGAACTGCTTGCTCCCACTCGTCGAACGCCTGGCATCGCCTGATGACCACGCATTCTTCGACGGTCGCTTTCGACGCCTACAACGCTTTCTATGCCATCGTCAACACGCAGCTTTCGGCGATCAAGGATCCACAGTGGGCCGTGTTCGACGGAGACCCTCGACAGGGCGAATACAACAACATCGCCGCAGTTCTTGGAATCAACGCCTGGAACCAACAGCCAGCCGGCATTGGTGCAGGAGTTCCATCCTTCCCTCTCGATGAGAGTTTTGAGATCAACGCACGGCTCGCCTGCTGGGATCAAACGATTACTCAATCGGCAACTCGTGGATCTATCGCCACCGCCTTCAAGGCCATCGAGACGGGCGTTCGTAACGACCCAACCCTCGGCGGCCTAGTCCTGTGGTCTTACCTGGGAGCGACAATCTACGAACAAGGCGCGACGGACGCCTCGGGATCATCCGCTCAAATCGACATCTATCTCGCCTGCAAGGCGAGGATTATCTAGGAGACAACTATGAGCAAGTGGCGCAATGTCACCAACGAGGAACTGTGGGTCGGCTACGGCATCGCACTCCCTACCCTGATCGCCCCTGACGCTGTTCTCAGTGTCGACGACGAGGCCGATGAGTCCTACGCGTGCCAGCCCGAAACATGGCAGGCCAGCGCAGACGCTCCGAAGTCGAAAGCAACACCCACCCCATCAACGGCGCCTGACGCGCCAGCCGCTTAGGAGGCATCATGGCAATTCCTTCAGGTCTCGGTGCATCCATTGGACTCGCCGACGAGACGACATTCAATACTTATGTGGCGCCTTCCAGCGGTCACTTCTACTACTTCAAGAAAGAGAACCTGGAACTCAAAAAGACCGTTGTGACCTCTGATGCCCTCGGCGCTGGTCGAGTTCGTCTTGGCTCTCGTCGAGTCGTCCCAGCAGTCGATGTCACGGGTTCGATCGACTTTGAGGTTCAAGAGCGCGGCATGGGCCTGTTGCTGAAGCACATGCTCGGCAGCTCCGCCACCCCAACACAGATTGCTTCAACGACTGCCTACAAAGCAGTGCACACCTTCAACTCCAACGTCGGCATGAGTCTGACCGCTCAAGTCGGCCGCCCGGCAATCGGTGGCTCCATCTCGCCATTCACCTACACCGGACTCAAAGTGACGGACTGGACGCTCGCCGCAGCTGCTGGACAGATCGCTCAGATCTCCCTGAACCTCGATGGCGCAGCCGCTGTGACTTCGCAGACCTACGCCGCTCCGAGTTACGTCAACTCCAACGTGATGCACTTTGCTCAAGGTGCGCTAACGATTGGTGGAACGGTCTCGACGGCCACTGGTGTCTCATCGGCATCGGGTGGAACCGTGATCTCTGGCGGCACCTACGCCGGCGCAGTCAAGTCTGTGAACCTCAAAGGCACGAACGCACTCAACGTCGGCCGGCACACGCTCGGCTCAATCACCAAAAAAGAGCAACTTCCTAACGGGTTCGTTGCGCTGACTGGTGACATGGAGGTCGAGTTTGTGGACCTAACGACGCTCTATGCAGTTTTTGCCGCCACTGGTCCTGAGACCTCAACGGCACTGGAGTTCAGCCTGACGGGAAATCAAATCGGGACTTCTGGCAATAACGCAGCGATCGACTTCCTCGCACCGCAGATCTTCTTCGATGCAGACCAGACGTTCGTTCAAGGTCCTGACATCTTGACGCAGAAGCTCACATTCACCGTGATGAGCGACGCGGCAAACAACATCTTGCAGGCGACCTACACCTCGGCAGACACCACCATCTAATTGAAATAACTGAAAGGAGCGTCGAGCATGAGCGACGTACCAGCATTTGACATCGTCATCGAAGGGGAGACCCTTCACTTCAATGGCAAGATCAAAGCCCGCGAGGCGATGGATATTGAATCCGTCAGCGGAATGAGTTTCGAGCAGTGGGGCACAGCCCTGCAGGCCGGCTCAATCAGCGCCCTCGTGGGCTTGATCTACATGCTCAAAAAGCGAGTCAATCCCACTATCAAGTTCAGCGATGTCGATTTTGACCTAACTGACCTTGAGGTCCCAAATGTCGCAGGTGAGTTGCCAGTGGCTGAGGTCCCTACCGAGGCGGAGGAAACCGCCTAACAAACCTGCGTCAGGAATACCTTGCAGAGTTTGCGCACTTCTTTGGGATCCGTCCCTGGGAATGGTACGAACTCGACATCAACGATTGCCGACTTTTGATGAAGGAAATTGATCACATCAGATCGGAAAATGCCAAAGCGGCCCAGGGCTAGGAGTCACCAGTGGCACAATCTGGATACATCGTTCGCAAGAGTCAATCCCAGCGAGCCAGTTCTGGCGTTGTTATCGATGCCAGCGGCCTGGACGCTCTTGGCAAGGCCCTGAAGCAAGAAGGCTACAAAGAGATCTACAAGGTCATCCAGGTTCACCTCAAAGAACTCGGTGAGCTGCTTGAGGATCGAGCCAAGATGGAAGCGAGGCAGTATTCCTCGTCGATCCCCCACACAATCACGCACAAAGTTCGCGGAACAAGTGTTTCGTTGATTGCCGGTGTCAAAAAGGCCGAGCAGGGGCGAGGTCGAGGCGCCAAATCTGGCCACAAGGGTTATCACGCAGTCGCTTTTGAATCAGCAAAGCGAGGATCCTTTCGCCACCCCGTCTGGCCCCAGGGCGATGATCGCTCAAAGTGGCACTGGACGAAACGTAACCAGCAGGGTCATCCGTTCCTGGGACCCACCATCGCTCGCAGTCGCCCAGACATTGCTGCGGCGATTGAAGAGAGCATCAAAATCGGCATGAGGCCTTTCGGCTTTGAGTAGAAAGTTGAACCCTCGTGGCGAATAACGGACAGGTCATCATCACCGCGACGATGAATGCGTCGCAAATCCGAACTGAACTTTCCAGCGTCGGCGTCGAAATGTCCAACACCTCCAAAAAGGTGGAGGACTCCTTTGGCAAGTCGACATCAAAAATCGGTGGAATGTTTTCCAGCATCGGAAACATGGCCAATCAGTTTGGCATTCCTGTCGGCGGTGCGCTTGATGGCATCGGCACCAAGTTCGAGGAGGCCTCAGCCAAAGGTGAGGGTTTCGCAGGAAAACTAAAAGCCATTGGAGGGATCGGCGGAGCGATCGCGATCGCTGGCATCGGCGCTTTGGCAGTCTCGGCAGTCAATGCCGCAGCACAGCTGCAAGTGAGTCAAGCCGCTCTCGATTCCGCGTTCAAGGGCGCCGGTCAAAGCACAAAAAACTGGCAGGGTCAGATCGACCAGGCTCAATCTTCAATGTCAAAGTTCGGTTTCACCAATGACGATGTCAACAAGGCCCTCGCGGCCGGTGTTATTGCTACCGGAAAACCTCAAGAAGCCCTCAAAAACCTGTCGCTGAGCGCTGACCTTGCGCGCTACAAGCACATCGACCTTTCTACGGCCACAGAAGCGGTTGATCGAGCACTAACTGGAAACCTAAAGCCGCTCAAGCAGCTGGGGATCGATTTACCAATTCACGCTTCAAATGCGTTGAAGGTGCAGCAAGCAAACGACAAATTGTCGACCGCCACAAGCGCCCTCAGTGACTTTGAAGCCATTCACGGAACGAACATCTCAACCACGTCAAAACTGTTTCCGCAGTATCAGAAACTTGTCGATGGTGTCACGACTGCACACAAGAACGCGACCGCCGCCACTGATGCTCATACTCAAATCCTCGATGCGCTAACGGGCCGTCTTGGTGGCCAGGCGTCAGCGTATGCCGACACCTACAAAGGTCGAATTGACGCCCTCAAAGCGTCGTTCCAGGACATCAAAGAAAAAATCGGGAAAGACCTTTTGCCTGCATTCGATCAAGTCGTCGAATACATGAAGAAGTTTATTGATTTCATCAACAGCCACAAAGAAGTCATGATCGGCCTTGGCATCCTTGTCGGGGTCGGCCTCGCCGCAGCGTTCTATTCCCTCGCCGCAGCTGTGGCTGCAGCAACGATTGCCATGCTGACAAACCCGATTACCTGGATCATCATCGGCGTTGCTGCACTTATTGTCGGAATTGTCCTTCTGGTCAAACATTGGCACGAGGTTTGGGGCGAGATTCAAAAAATCTTCGGTGATGTCGTCAAGTTTCTCAGAAGTGGACTTGGTGATCTAGTCCTGGCGCTCCTGGGCCCAGTCGGTGCAATCATCTTTTTGGCACTTCACTGGCAAGGCATCTGGAAAGACATCAAGGACATTGCCAGTGATGCGTGGCACTTCATTTACGACAATCTCATTTATCCGATCATCACTTTCTTTACAAAAGATATTCCTGGAGCATTGGACGACCTTGTCGGATTTTTCCAAGGACTACCTCACCGCATCGCCAGTGCCGTCACCGGCATGTGGGATGGCCTGACCTCAGAGTTCAAAAATGCCATCAACTGGATCATTGACAAGTGGAACAATTTTCACATCCCAGCGCTCAAAGTCATGGGAGTTCAAGTCACCCCACAAATCGACTTTCCTAATTTGCCGCATTTGGCATCGGGTGGACCGTTGGCTTCTGGCCAGATGGCTCTTGTCGGAGAGCAGGGCCCTGAACTCTTCATGCCATCAGTGGCCGGCTCGATCATTCCTAATCACAAGATGAGTACCGCAGGCGGTCAGACAATCAACGTTTATGTCACAACGAACGCGGACGCTAATCAAATCGCGGCCGAGGTCGCCTGGGCTATGAAAACCAAGGTGGCCTGATGTCCTTCCCTACGACCGCAGCTCCGTCCCTGACCACATGGCAAATGTCCTATCAAGGTCTTACGCTAGGTCCAGGCACCCCATACGCGCTCACGGGCATCACCGGATTTGCTCAGCCGAATCTCGGTTTTGGTGACATCACTCGCCCACGCGACGTAGGCGAAATCATCGGCCTTGATTTTTATGATGGTCGAGACATCTTGATATCTGGCGATATCGTTCCCGACAGCACCAGCCTGACGCACGCCATTCAGGCGCTCGCAACGTCAACAAACCGAACGATTGCTGACCCAGGGACGGAATATCCACTCTGGATCAACTACCCAAACGTCGGCACGATCGGCTCAATGGTTCGACTGCGCAAACGAGACCTGCCAGTCGACCTCCAGCACGTTGCTGGCCTGGCCTCAATGAACCTGCAGTTCCACGCAACGGATCCACGCTGGTACGCAACGCCTTCGAGCCTCTCAACAGGTCTCGGCTCGCCTGGCTCAGGACTTTCATTCAACGTGGGATTCAACGCTTCGTTCGGCGG